CACCGGACAGGGCAGCGGCCCCTACGTGGTGATCTCGTGACCGCCGGGTTCCCAGGCAGCTCGGCGGGGATCGCCGACCCCGCAGTCAAGGTCACGAACGGGGCCTTGATCTGGAACGGCTCGGCGGGGGTGAACGCGAAGATCGCGGCGGCGAACATCCAGACCGACACGATCACCGCCACCGAGATCGCGGCGGGCGCGGTCGGCACCAGCGAACTCGCATCGAGCGCGGTGACGGACGCGAAGGTGTCGACGGGACTCGGCCTCTCAAAGCTCGCGCAGGGCGGCGGCACGACCGGGCAGGTACTCACCTGGAACGGCTCGTCATGGGCGCCAGCGACCCCGGCGGGTGGCACTCCATCAGCGCACGCCGCGACGCACCTACCAGCCGGGACGGACGCGATCGACTTCTCGGGAAAGATCATCATCCGCGGCCTCGAATCGGCGCGGCCGGCCGCCTCGTCGGCGAACCTCGGCTCGATCTACTTCGCGAGCGACACGCTGACGGTGTGGCGCTCGGACGGCAGCGCGTGGACGCTCCTGAGTTGGAACCCGGAGGGATTGCTGAACGGTGGCGCAGTCGTCGAGTGCTACAGCCGACGCCTCGCCACGGCGGACGCGGCGTGCCTCACGTCGGGCGTGATGACGCTGGTCGCGCTGCCGCTCTACAAGGGCTTCGTCGTGAACCGGCTCAGCGTCGAAGTCGGCACGACGGCTGCCGGGTCGCCGACGCACTCGTGGGCTGCGCTCTACGACCTCGGATTGAGCCTGCTCTCCCAGAGCGTTGACGGCACCACTGCCGCGTTTGCGATCAACAGCTCGAAGACGTTCACGCTCGCCGCCGCGCAGACGATCGCCGCGACCGGCATCTACTACGCCGCCGTGATGGTCGCCGCGGGCACCGTGCCGACGCTGCGAGCCTCGTCCGGCTTCGCGAACACCGACTTCGTCAACGGCATCGCCAGCGGCCAGGCGATGCTGATCGCGACGAACGGCTCCGGCCTGACGGGGACGGCTCCGGCCGGTCCGATCACGCTGACGGCGAAGACGCCGGGCTTCTACGTGGTCGCGTCATGAGCATCACCTCTCCTCCATCTCACCCGTTCGAGACTCGCGTCGTGCACGCGCCGCCCGGCCTCGTCGGCGTGATCGGCGTTCGCGTCTTGGACAACGTCGGCGGCGTCGTCGTCGCCCGCCACACCAGCAGCATCACCGAGGACCCCGCCGGTTCGGGTAGCTACGTGACGACGATGACCGCGCCGATGACGGCGGGCCAGTACACGATCCTGTGGGACTCAGACCCGGGTGGTGTCGCGACCCAGTCAAACAGCGCGTGGGAGTACCTCGTCGTGCAGGGAAGCGCCGACGTGGTCGTCATCCCCGGAGGCCCGATCGACGACCTGCAACTGGTCGGCCCCTGCCAGTACTGGCTCGACGAGTCAGACCTGGAGGCGTGCGGCGTCACGGCTGGCGACCACTCCCAGCAGATCGCCGCCGCCTCGGAGATCCTGTTCGAGCTCAGCGGCCGCCAGTTCCCCGGAGTCTGCACGCGCAGCGTCCGCCCCTGCCGCGACAGGTGTGGGTGTGGGATCGGCGGCGGCGGCTTCTTCGGCCCCGTCCAGTTCGGAAGCTACTGGGCGTGGAACGGCTCGGCGTGGGACAACGGGTGTGGCGACAGGTGCGGGTGCGGCGTCACGTCGCGGGTGGACCTCGGTAAGTGGCCGGTCGTCGCCGTCACGCAGGTGACGGTCGACGGCGTGGTGATCGACCCCGCCACGTACCGACTCGAGCGGCGGCGCTACCTCGCCCGAATCGGCAGCGCGTGGCCGCTGTGCCAGGACATGGGAGTCCCGCCGGGCGCGTATGGCTCGTTCGTCGTCGCCTACACGTGGGGCACGAACCCGCCCTCGACGGGGCGGATCGCCGCCGTCGAACTGGCGAAGGAGCTGGTCGCCGCGTGCAGCGGAGACGAGTGCGAGCTTCCCAGCGGCGTGACCCAGGTGGTGCGCCAGGGCGTCACCTACCAGCGGGCCGTCGCCGCGATGATCCGCGAGACGAAGACCAGCGGCCTGACGCTGGTCGACAGCTTCCTCGCAGCGTACAATCCGCGAGGACTCCGGCGTCGGCCGCGGTTCTGGTCGCCAGACGAAGCAGCCAACCCGAGGAGGATCTGATGAGCACCACAGCACACCCGCTGGGCGAGGACTACTTCCACGGCCCCGCGCCGACGACCGAGGCGGAAGCCGCTGGCAGCCGCTCAAACGTCGAGGGGGCGGGGACATGGGGCGACACCCAGGCGTCGGCCGCCGAGGCGGGAGCAGCCGCCTCAGAGGTCTCTCTGTCGAAGCTGAACAAGGCAGAGCTGGTCGACCTCGCGCATGAGCTTGACCTCGAGTTCGACGAGGACGGGGTGACGGTGAAGGAGCTGCGGGCGTCGATCGAGGACGAGCGCGAGTACCAGGCGTTGTCGGGCGAGGCATCCGACCTGGGACTCGACCCGAGTGGGTACACCGACACCGAGGAGCTTCGCGACGCCGTCGATGAGGCTCGCGCAGCGGCCTCCTAGTGCCACAGGCAGACGACGTATGGGCGGTCTGCGGCGAGGTGCTGCAGGCGGCCCTCGTCGGCCTCGCCACGCTACCCGCAGGAGCGCCCGCCAGGAACTTCGTCGGCTACGTCACGCCGGGCGCTGACTGCGACTGCGCCGGGGGCGGGCAGGTCGCGTGCTGGCCGACGCAGATCCGCGAGTCGGCGACCCGCACAGCCGGGGGCACCGAGGGCGGCCATCACGTCGCGCTCAACAACGTCGTGATCGAAGTCGCGATGACGCTGCAGATCATCCGCTGCATCCCGACGATCTCAGACACCGGCAAGCCGCCCACCCCCGCCCAGATCGACAACGCCTCGCACGCGATCCACTCCGACGCCTGGTTCTTGTGGTGCTGGCTGCGGGAGGAGAAGCGTGCGGAGCGGCTGCTCGCCGGGTTGTGCCGCGAGATCTGGTTCGACGCGATGACGCCGGAACCCGCACTCGGAGGCTGCGCCGGGTGGAACGTGAACCTGCGCACGCAGATCGACGGCTACAAGCCGGTGGTGGCGTAGTGGCACTCGCCGGGGCGACCGAGATCATCTGGAACACGACCGGCCTGAACGCGCTCTTGCGCTCACCGGCAGGGGTCGTCGGCAAGGATCTCGCCCGCCGCGCCGTGAAGGTCGAGTCGGCGGCGAAGAACAACATCCAGGCGGGCAACCACGGCCCCGGCGAGTACGGGTCGGGAGTCGGCCCCAACTCGATCTCGGGACGCCTGCGTAGCTCGATCACGTGGAGCCTGGGCATCGACGAGCTAGGCGTGTTCGCTGATATCGGATCGAACGTCGAGTATGCTCGCTTCGTCGAACTCGGCACCGTCAACATGCCCGGCGGGTATCCGTACCTGCTCCCGGCGCTCGACGCGGCCAGGTTCTAATCCCCGCGAAGGCTGTAAGGAGATGTCATGAGAAACTTCGACCAGGAACAGACCGAGCGAGCGGAAGGCCTGATCGCCGACAAGCAGTCGCTCGCCTTTACGCTCGGCGGCCGCGTTCTCTACCGCAACCCGGAACCGCCGGCCGACGCGCTGTTCATCCTCGGACAGATCACGCCCGATAGCTCCGACGCCTCGGATCTCGAGGCGGTGCGTGACGTGATCCTCGGCATGGTTCTGCCAGAGTCGACAGAGGCGTACCGCGAGGCATTGGTGCATGGCGATCCGAAGCCGTCGATCCGTACCCTGATGGACGTGATGCGGTGGATGATCGGCGAGTCGACAAGCCGCCCTACGCTAGCTCCGTCGCCCTCTACGAATGGGGGCGGAGCAACTGGAACACCCTCGACGCCGCCTGCTGGCTCCGAGGCTTCGACGTCCGCGGCCTTCCCCTCCGTAGCCGGATAAACGTGACGTATGCCCTGCTCACCGAGGGCATGTCGGATCGTGAGCGGCGACAGTTCGACTGGAAGCTGCGGCCACGCGAGGATGCGGCCACGCCGCAGCGGAACGATCCCGCAGACCTCGATATGCTCAAGCGCATGATGGGTGCAGCTGGTGGCTGAGGTAATCGGCGAAGCCGTCGTCCGCGTCAGAGGCGACACCAGCGGGTTCAAGCAGAGCACCCAGAGCGGCGTCGTCGGTGGGATGAAGGAGATCGCGCTGACGGCGGCCAAGACGTTCGGCCTCGTGTTCGGCGCGGAGAAGGTATTCCACTTCGGCGAGGACGCGATCCACGAAGCGTCGTTGACTCAGAAGGCGACGGAGAACATCAAGGCGCAGTTCGGCGAGTCGGCCGACAAGGTGCTCGAGTTCTCCGACCACACCGCCGCCGCGTTCGGCGTCACCAAGCACTCGACGGAGGATTTCGCCTCGTCGATCGGCCTCGTCACCACCAACCTCGGCATCGGCCAGAAGCAGGGCGCGACGATGGCGATCGGCCTGCAGAAGCTGGCCGGGTCGATCGGGCAGATCAAGGGCCAGGACCCGTCGGGCTACTTCGACAAGCTCAAGCTCGCCCTCTTGGGCAACACGCGAGGCCTCAAGCAGATGGGGATCTCGCTCGACTCGACGACGATCTCGCAGTACGCGCTCGACCACGGCATCGTCAAGTCAACGGTCGACCACGCGAAGGTCGCCGCCGCGCTGGAGAAGTCGAAGGCGGCGCAGAAGACGTACACCGATGCCGTCAAGGCGGACGGCAAGAACAGCGCGACCGCGCACTCGGCGCTGATCAAGATGAACCTCGCCCACGATGCCTACAAGAAGGAGTTGGAGGGCACCGTCGGCAAGCTCACCGCCGCCCAGAAGGCGCAGGCGGTGTACGGCCTCGCCACCCAGCACCTCGGCGACTACATGAAGCAGGCGAAGGCGCACTCATCCGACTGGGCGAACGAGCAGCTGAAACTCAAAGCGGAGCTGTCGGACGTGCAGGAGGAGATCGGCGCCGCGCTCCTGCCCGCCCTGGCCGCGCTCGGCAGCCTCCTGCTGACCTACCTGATCCCCTCGCTGAAGGCGGTCGCGGCGGGGTTCAAGGCGGTGCTCTCGGCGATCCCGCCCGACGTGTTGAAGGGCATCGCCCTGGGTATCGGCGTCGTCGCCTCGGCGTGGCTCGTCTACACCGTCGCGCAGTACGCGGCGGCGGGAGCGTTGATGGCGATGAACGCCGCCTTCGCGATCTCGCCGATAGGACTCGTCATCATCGGCGTGATCGCCCTGGTCGCCGCCCTCTTCGTGCTGTATGAGCGGGTCGGCGTCGTGCACTCGATCGTGCAGTCGGTGTTCGGGTTCCTGCAGACGTTCGTGCCGGCCGCGCTGAACGTGATCAAGACCGCGGCGGTGGCCGTGTTCTCGTTCATCAGGAGCTTCATCACGGTCTCCGTGACGGTCATCAAGGGCGTCATCCAGGTCGCGATGGCGCTGATCCAGGGGGATTGGAGCCGCGCCTGGAACCTGATCAAGAACGCGGTGTCGACCGTGTTCGGGTTGATCCTCGGCGTGTTGCGATCGGCGCTCGGATTCCTGGTGCCGGTCGCGAAGCAGATCGGCTCGGCGATCCTCGACGCCGTCGTTGGAGAGGTGAAGAAGCTGCCGGGGCAGGTGTGGGATCTGATCAAGAAGATCCCCGGCGCTCTCGGCGACATGGGAAGCCTGCTCAAGAACGCGGGCGTCCAGCTGATCACGGGGTTCATCGGCGGCATCACCAGCAAGATCGGAGACGTGAAGGACACGCTCACCGGCCTCGCCTCGGACGCCGTGTCGTGGAAGGGCCCGCCCGCGAAGGACAAGGTGCTCTTGCGACCGGCGGGCCAGCTGATGATGCAGGGGTTCGTGCGCGGCATCACGGGCGAGATCCCCGGCATCCGATCACTCCTCACCGGCCTGACCGGCGAGATCCCCGGACTGATGGGCGCGGGACTCGCCCGCAGGGGCGCTTCTCCCGCGATCTCAGCCCCTTCCACGCCGATCGGGGGTCGTCCCCTCGGGGGTGGCGGCATCACGATCACGGGGCCTGTCACGGTCCAGCCGCGTGACCCGGTCGACTTCATGCGCCGCCTGAACATGGCGGCGGCGGCGGCCAGGTGAGCGACAGCCTCCGCATCGAATCGCCGGGAGCCGCGTGGGAGGCGGTGGTGGAACGAGCGCCGAGCGGGCTGGTCGGAACGATCGGCGTGCGCGTCATCCAATACCCGAACGTGACGGTGGTCGCCCGCCGCACGACCGGCATCGTCGAAGCGCCAGCCGGGTCGGGCATCTACGCGGCGGCGATGCCCGCGATCTCGACTCCCGGCCAGTACGCGACGCTGTGGGACACGGGTGGCGCGTTATCGCCCGCGAACGTCGCCGGGGAGGACCTCGTCATCTCGGCGACGCTGCAACGCGGCCTGCAGGTCGCTCCAGGCCAGACGTTCACAACCACCCTGCAGGGCGGGCCGTCGGGGCTCGCCGGGACGATCGGTGTTCGCATCCTCGACAACATCGGTGGGACGGCGCTGGCCCGGTCGACCACGGCGATCGTCGAGTTCCCCGCCGGGTCGGGGTTCTACATGGCGCAGCGAACCGCGCCCGCGACGCCGGGCGAATACTCGATCGTGTGGGACGCGGGTGGCGCGATCACGCCGTCGAACACGTCGTCGGACGACCTCACCGTCACCGCCGTCGCGACACCCGCCGTCGTCGCGACCGGGATGCGGATCCCACCCTCGCTCTACATCTGCGACCGCGAGATCGTCAACCCCGCCCGCACCATCGAGTACGTGAAGAAGCTGAACGATGCCCGCTTCCACATCGACGGGGCGCTGCCGTCGATCCTCTACCGCCTCGGCGGCACCGTCGTCACGTTCGTCGACCCGGCGCTCGACCCCGCGCCCTGGTATGACTCGTCGCGCCCCGAGTCATCCGACTTCCTCGGCGTCATCCTCTCAGACCTCGGAGGCCTCGACTCCTCCGTCGTGCGTACCATCACCGACCTCGCCGGAGAAGACAGCGGGTCGGCGATCGGCCCCTTGCAGGTCAACGGCCGGCAGATGCCGGGGCACGGCTACATCGTCGCCAAGAGCTACTGCGGGATCGAGTACGGCAAGCGGTGGCTGATCGACCAGCTCGCACAGGACTGCAACGGCTGCTCGCAGTGCGAGGCGCAGGTGCGCCTCTGCGCTCCGCCCGACGACGGGTCGAACGACCAGCTCGGCTCGTATCGGATCGCGAACGTCGCCCTGCTCGACGGGCCGCTGTTCACCGCGGACGAGTGCCCCGACCTCGCAGAGTTCACGTTCACGCTCGGCTCCGAGAAGGGCTGGCTCTACCACGACCCCGAGCCGTGCATGGCGACAACGACGATCTGGCCCGGCAACGACGCGACCGGCGCCTGCCTCGGCTTCGACGAGTGGATGTGCGGGAACCCCGGCCCCGCGAACTGCTGCACCGTCAACCCTCCCCTGGTCGGGACGATCGGCGCGATCATCACGGTCGACTGCACGCTCGAATCAGTCTCAGACCTCGAGATCAGCACGTACGCCAACTGCCCGCCACTCCCCGACGACACGCCGATAACGACGATGAGCATCCCCGTCCTGATGACGGGGTCGCAGCTTGAGATCGACTCGGCGAAACGCACCATCACCTACCTCGGCCCGGACGGCACATCCTCCGACGGCACGCCGTACATCGCGCTCCCCGAAGGCGAGCTGTTCCCGTGGCTTGAGATCGACAGCTGCCACGCCGCGACCTGCATCTGCGCCCAGATCTCATCGCCCTGCGGCGGCGGCGCGTTCTCGACGGTCAGGATCGACACGCAGCTGAAGGAGAAGTAGGTGGCGCTCGAGTTCACCGAGACGTTCGAGGGAACGCTCGCCGCGTGGGGCACCCCCGTCGGGTCACCCGCCCTCGACGTGGCCGCCGCGATCCACGGAACGAAAGGGCTGAAGATCACCGGCGCGGGGGCGCAGTACCTCCCCCGCACGCCGAGTCCCGCGAACCCTCCCATCCTCGTCCGCCGCACCTACCTGCGGGTACCGGCGGGGGGCTTCCCGGTCGGCGCGGATGCGACGATCTGCGTCGGCCGTACCGCCGTCGCGACCGTGTTTCGGATCAAGGTGAACGTCACGACGGGGATCCTCTCAGCCCAGATCGCGTCGAACACCGTCCGCAGCTTCGGCACTCTCACCGCGGGCACCGAATACTGCATCGACTACGTGTTCAACGCGACGGCAGGGACGATCAACTGGTGGGTCGACGGCGTCGCCCAGACCCAGGTGACAGGCACCAGCGGCTCGACGTTCTCAACCATCCGCCTCGGCAACGAGAACGGCGGCGTCACGGCGGTCACGTTGCACCTCGACGACGACGCGCAATCCCAGAACGCGGCGGACGCTCCGATCGGCCCCGTCGGCAGCGGCGGCAGCCCCGGACTCGTGCCGATGGGGATGACGTCGCGGCTCGCCGGGTACTCGACGACCGTCGCCGAACACGCCGCCCACCCATGGCTGGAGATGGTGTCGATCTACCTGCCGTGGAAGAACGTGAACACGGCTCGCGGAGTCTTCGACTGGTCGAACCTCTCGACGTCGATCAACGACGCCGACACCAACAACTACAAGATCATCCTGCGGGTACTCCCCGCGATCGACGCCTCGCCGGCAGCGCCGCCGTGGATCTTCTCGGACGCGACGAACCCCGTCGCCAGCCTCAACCTCCGCACCAGCGCGGCGGCGACGCCGCGCCAGGTACCGGTGCCGTGGGACGCGAACCTGCGCGTCCTGTGGCGCCTGATGCTGCAAGACCTCAAGACGTTCCTCGACGGCAACAACTCACACGGCCACCCCCGCAAGAACTACATCGAGTGGGGCGCGATCGCGATGCCGTGCTTCCCCGGCACCGAGATGTGGATGGTGGACGAGCACGACGACAACACCACCGCGTCGGGCTTCCCCGGCACAGGCAACATGGCGGCGTGGATGGGCGTCTCGACGGGCGCGAACTTCGCCGCCCGCGACGCCGACCGCACATCGAAACAGCAGGCGGCGTGGGACAACGCGATCGACGACATGGTCACCTACCTCCCCACCGTGCGCCCGAACATCGCGTGCGGAGCGATCTTCTCCGACAACCAGGCGAAGGCGCTGGCGATCCCCGCCGCACGCGCCGCGACGATCCCCACCCTGATCGGGATGGAGACGAGCGCACGACCCAACGGCAGCACCATCCCCGTCGGCACGCCGAAGTCGATCACCGGTCGCTGGAAGTCATGGTGCGGCGGCTGCGACAACGTCATCCACGCCTTCATCAACGCGGGCCTCGGCATCGGCATGCAGACCGGCGCCTACGCCGTCTTCCAGGACTTCACGCTGGGAGGGGCGACACCACAATCCGCGTTCCAGTACATGGCGCGAGACATGATCGGGATCCTCACCCCCGCCGATCCCGAGTACGCGACGCGCTTCGACTACCCGCTCCTGTTCCTGGAGCCGAACCCGGCGCTGATCTCCCAGAACGAGGCGTACTGTCGGGACGTCGCCCAGCCCGCGATCATGGCGCAAGGCTCGGCGACGAACACGGGGCCTCCCACGCCGTCATGGTCATACCCACCGGCGACGGTGAAGATCGCGAACACGAAGATCCAGGTGTTCTTCTCCGACCCCGACGGCGTCGCCTCGGCCGAGTACACGCTGAACGGCTCGGCGTGGCGGCCGCTCACTTACGACGCGGGCAACTCCGACTGGGAGGACACGATCGTCCTCAACATGGGCGTCAACACGCTCACCGCCCGGGCGACGGACGCGAACGCATCGCCGCTCACGTCCTCCCCGATCACGCAGACGGTGACGATGCTGGCGAACGACGGCCCGCCCGTCGTCACCATCGACAACCCGCCGCCGGCCGTCTCGGCGGCGAGCCAGGTCGTGCAGCTGAACGTGGTGGACGCCGACGGCGTCACGTCGGCGGAGATCTCGCTCGACAACCAGGCGTCATGGCTGGCATGCACGTACAACTCTGGGACGGGGAGGTGGGAGCGGTCGGTGACGCTGGTCGAGGGCACGAACACGATCTGGGCTCGCGCCACCGATGCCTACCCCGTCGCCTCGTCGGGGTCGAACCTGACGTCGACTCCCGTCTCGCTGGTCGTCACGCTGACGACGATCATCATCGCGCCGCCGCGGCCGCCAGCGCCGGTACCCGACCCCTCCCAGGTGCCGTCGCTCGGCGTCGGCTCCTACCAGGTCGCGATCCTCGCCCGCGGCGGCGGCACGATCCTCGAGAACATCACCGGCTGGACGCAGTGCGACTGGGAGCGTGCGGAAGGCGCGATCTCACAGGGGAAGGTGACGATCGCGGGGGCGGACGCGGTGGCGGCGTGCTGCGAGCAGCTGGCGGCGGTCGAGCCGTGGTCGCACGAACTCGGCGTGTACCGCAAGGATCCGCTGTCGACGCGGTTTCGGCGGGTGTGGTGCGGGCCGATCTTGGACATGGACGTCAACCCCGAACAGATCGTGATCGACGCCTACGACCTCTCGAAGTGGCTGGAGCGCCGCCGCGTGCACGTTGACCACCTCGACCAGTCGGACCGCGACCTCGCGACGCTGATCGGCCTCCTGGTCGATGACGCGCTCGCCCCCGACTCGTCGATGCGGCTCGCGAAGCTGGTCACCGACAGCGGCCAGGTGGGACGCCTCGACCTCTTGGCGGGGTCGCATCCGAACGTGATGGACGAGATCCACCAGCTCAGCGGCCTCGGCTGCAGCTGGACGGTCGTTCAGCGCACGATGAGGATCGGCGGCGACCTCACACAGGCGACTCCCGTCACGACGCTGATCGACTCGCACTTCGTCAAGCCCGCGATCCGCCGCGACGGCGTCTCGGCGGGCAACGATATCGGCGTGCGCGGCCAGGGGGTGGGAGACGGCGCGGACGCCGTCTACGGCCACTCGTCCGACCACGCGGCGATCACCAAGTACGGATTGCTGGAAGTCGACGTGACGGATGACGCGGCGGCCACCACGAAGGTCGCGGATGCCGCCGCCGCCCAGCAGGTCGCGCTGTACGCGACGCCTCCGATCATCCTCACCGGCGGCAGACTGTCACCACTCGCGCCGATCACCCCGCAGCTGCTCGTCCCCGGAAACGTCGTTACGGTCGCGCTCGGCCGGCTGTGCGTGCCGGTCGCGGGAGACTTCCGGATCCAGACGGTGAAGGCGTCGGTGACGGCGGGCGCGGAGACGGTCGACGTGACGCTTCAGCCACTCGGCGCGGCGACGTGAGCGATCGCAGCCGCACCGGGCCGCAGGACACCGAGTTCGACCGCCTGTTCAAGGAGGTCGTGCGGGACGTGCGCAGGCTGCGGGCGGGGTCTGCGCTGAAAGGCCAGCCGCGAGTGTCGTCGCTGCGTTTGGGGGACCTCGTCCTGACGGCGCACCACACAGGTCAGGGAGACCAGGTCGAGCTGCGCGCCCAGAATGCGCTCACCGGAGGCGACCCGGTCGTGATCGCGACGATCGACTAGGATAGGCGCGTGCCCGACCCCTGCCTGACGCCGTCGCCACGGATCGCCCTGACACTGGTCGGCACCCCGCACGCCCTCAGCGCCGACGTGATCCTCTCCCTGGCCTCGCAGAACGGCCTCGTCCTGCAATCAGACGGCCTCTGGGCACCGAGTCGCGGCGTCGAAGTGACGAACCTGCCGACCAGCCCGAACGACGGCGACGAGATCTACTATGTCGCCGATGCTGTCAACGGCGTCGTGTGGAACCTCCGCTACAACGCCTCGTCGGCGAGCACGTTCAAGTGGGAGTTCATCGGCGGCTCGCCGCTCTCCCAGGAGATCCTCACCAGCCAGACGATCGCGGGCGGCGGGGGTGGGAACTATCAGAACCTCACCACTCCCGGACCCGACGTGACGGTACCCGAGGCGGGCGACTACGACATCGAGTACCACGTCATGGTCGGCGGCGGCGATGATGGAGTGGCGACGAAAGTCTCGCCGAAGCTGGGTGCGCTCTCCGCGAACGACAACGACATGGTCGAACTCTCGACGACCCGCACGATCTCGACCGGCCGCACGATCCGCCGCACGCTCAGCCCCGGCGACCTCGTCCGCCTCCAATACGCGCTCGCAACCGGCAGCGCCAGCGGTGCCAGCTACTCGCGGCGCAGCCTCTTCGTGCGACCGGTACGAGTCGGATGAGCACGATCCGGGCGATGGCCGCCGTCAACCTGCAGAACCCCGACGGGACGGTGCTGCCGGCCGGGGCGATCGTCACGGTCGATCCCGACACAGAGCCGGTCGCGGGATACCTGCGCGGCGGGTACATGAAGCCGGTCGCGCTCGCCGCCGTGTTCCAGGCAGAGCCGGAGGATGCGCCAGCGCCGAAGCGCAGGCGATCGAAGGCCGAGTAGGTGTGGTGCCCGACCGGCTGCGGGACCGGCCGACTCCTGACCTGATCGTGTTCATACTGACGGTCGTCGTCGCGGTGTGCGTGTTCGCGCTGGTCGTGGCGCTGCTCGTCTCGTCGATCTGGTTCCCCGACCATGACGTCGCCAGCCTCTCGCAGCGTGTCGGCACGATCCTCTCATCGCTGATCGGAGCGATCATCGGCTACCTCGCCGGGCGCAGCGTCAACGATAAGACCAGCGGGTGATACGCTCGAAGCCCGCGAAGAGGAGGAGTCTCATGCAGCTACCGGTGTTCGTGCATCGCATCCTCAGCCCACCCGGCGCGTTGCGCTCGGTCGGCGAGGAGGTCACTGCCCTGCAACCGATGCAGGAGGGACCGCCGCCGTCGGGGGGCGACAAGCAGAGCGGAGCCCAGACGCACGTCGAGCACCCCGAACTCGCCCCGCACGTCGAGGAGCAGTGATGGCCCTCACCCTGCCACGGGTCTGCCACGCCGGGATGCGGGGACCCGACGTCCTGGCCTATTCACGCACCTACCGCCGACTCGGCATCCGCCAGCGCGACGCGACCCGCTTCTTCGGCATGCGCATGGTTGGAAACACGAAGCACTTCCAGCACGACCACCAGTTGAAGCAGACCGGCACCGTCAACAAGGACACGTTCGACCAGCTGCGCCGCCACTTCGACAACTACGACAGGTACCTGATCGGGCGGGCCGAGTCGAAGTACGAGGTGACGCCTCGCGACTTGGTCGTCGGCTACTGGCTGGCGATGCTCAGAGTCGCACCCTGCCCGTACATCCAGATCCGCCCCTACCCGATGAGCATCGAGCGGTTCGACCATGACGGCTCCGACTGCTCGGGCACGTTCGAGCTCGCCTACAAGCTGGCGCACGACCACGACCCCTCGATCCCCGACCCCTCGGCGCTGCACTTCGACGGCTACGGCTACACCGGCACGCTCTTGGCGCACGGCCGGCGTGTCGCCACTCCGAAGCCCGGCGACGCCGTCTTCTTCTACCCGGACTATCACCACGTCGGCGGGTTCCTCGGCGGGTCGCGTGTGTTCTCGCACGGAGGCACCGGTGACCCGCACATCACGAGCGTCACCTACGGCACGCAGTTTCGCTCGTACCTCGACTAGAAGGGAGCGCCCGTGTCGATCACCCAGATCCTGCACCTGTTTGCGGGAGACTCGCAGCTGAAAGCGGTGGCGGTGCTGATCGCCGCCGACCTCATCCTCGGCATCATCGCGGCCGTCAGCATGCACACGTTCCGCCTGACGTACATCTCGAACTTCCTGCGCAACGACGTGCTCGGCAAGGTGCTGCCGTGGTTCGCGCTGTTCGCGCTCGGGAAGACCAGCACCGCCTCGGTTGCCGGGGTCGACTTCGGGACGATCGCCGACGGGGCGTGGATCGTCGCGCTGGGCGCGTTGCTGGGCAGCCTGTCGTCGTCGCTGTCCGACCTCGGCCTTCCGATCCCGCCAGCGATCGGCGGCCACGCGCCCCCACCGACCCAGCCGTAGCCGCCACTGCCCGGGCTGCTGAACGACAAAGGCCCCCCACCCTGGGTCTAACCCTGGGTGGGGGGCCGGTGGGCTGAGATCGCGTCTCAGTCGCGGTCGTAGTCGAACGGTCTGCGCCGCTGCTGCCACAGCGAGGGCGGGCGGTCGACGAGGCGGATCTGCTGGCGGCGGATCTCCGCCACCCGCGCCCGCTGCTTCTCGTCCTCGCGGGTGCACCAGCCGCGCCACACGTCCCGAAGGGCGCGGACGCCGCTCGCGGCCAGCAGGATCGCGGCGAGGGTGGAGACGGCGATGAGAGCGTTGCCGATCATGTCCACGTCTCCGATCCGTCCTCGTTCTGCACGTCGTCGGCGGGGCTGATCAGGATGCACGCCTCGCAGACCAACTCGACCGGCTTGTCGCCGACCGACGGGACGAACCCGCCGACCTTGCCGATCGTGATCGTCTTGCCGCACACGTGGCAGCTGGCCTCGCGGCTGCGCTCCGTCTCGCCGCGATCCTCGTGCCACTCGCGCCACGCCTCTCGGGTCATGCGGGTGATGCTCATGACGCCAACTCTCGCACGTCGAGGATCGGTGCCGCCACCCGCTTCATCGCCTGCGCCTTCGCGCTCAAGGCGCTGTAGGCGACTTCGACCAGGGTGTGGTGCTGGCCCTGATAGAGGTACGTCACCTGCCAGCGTGTGTCGTGCTGGCTCATGACGTCACCGTCGCGAGTACCTCGTCGATCTTCGTGCGCAGCTGCTCCAACTGAGCGATCGTGCATCCGCCCTGCAGGAAGAAGCCGTCGTCCTCGATGCCGAAGACGTTGTAGCGGCCGCTGAACGTCGGGCCGCTGATCGTGATGGTGTCGTCGTGCTCCACCGCCACTCCTCTCGCTGGTAGGTCGCGGGCGAGTATTCGCCTCGCGTGGTCGTGCTGTGCCCGGTGCTGGACGCACGTCTCCCAGCCGGGTGTGGGGGGCCGCTGGCAGCGGCCCCCCGTTGCGGT